GTGCGTCGCCTTTTTTCCCTCCGATAGGTCGCGTTCTAGGCTGGCTACGCTAAGCGACTGCTGGTTACGCTGGGGTTGCGCCTGGTTGACGGGGGGTTGCGGGGGCTCCCGGCGTGCTTGCCGGGGGATTGTCCCAGGTCAGGGATAGGTTACGGGGCATGGATCTGCGGCCCTGCGGGACGAAGGCGGCCTACAACCGGCATCTGATCGCCGGGGAGCGGTGTGGTGTCTGCTCGGCTGCTGCCAGGGCAGGCAGGCGGACCGCCGCGTGCTCACGGTGCGGGGAGCCGGTGATCAGGTCGAAGTCCTCACGGCTGGAGATCCTGTGCCACCAGTGCCGGCGTGAAGGGGCCTATCAGGAGGACCGGGCCTGTGCCTGGCCGGCCTGCTCGGTGGTGTTCAAGGCGCTGCCTGCCTCCCGGAAGCGGTACTGCTCGCGACGGTGCGCGGGGCTCGGGACGGCGCACGCTCACGGGTGGGAGGAGGACCCGGCTGGCCCTCGGCCGCGGAGGTCCTCGGCTTTCCGGGGGTATGGCCCGGAGCACGTGGCGATCCGGGAGAACTGGCGGCTGGCGGTCGAGGCCGGCCACGCAGACTGCTGTGAGCCGGTGTGCGGGATGGCATCCCGGTGGATCGAGCCAGGCACGGCCTGGGACCTGTCCCATGACCGGGCTTCGGGCGGGTGGCTGGGCCCGTCTCATGCGGCATGTAACCGGGCTGAGGCCGCGCGGTGGCGCAACAGCCGGGCTGCGGGTGACCGGCCGCCGTTCCCGCGTGGGTTCCTGATCGAGCACGGATACTGGTCACCTCGGGCTGCCTGATCGGTTCGGTGCTCCTGTTAGGGCATGATCTACGTCAGGGGGCTGGTCACTGCCGTGTGGACGGAGGTCCGGGTGCCTGCATCTAGGGCTGATCAGGGACGTGTGGCTGAGCGGAGGCGCAGGCTCCTGGACGCTTTGGCGTCGGGGATGAGCATGGAGCAGGTCGCCGCGCAGGAGTCTGATGAGTGGTTCGGGGATTATCACGGTTCACCGGGTCAGGTGGCGCAGGACGCTAGGCGGGCGCTGGCGGCGAAAGCAGAGCGGGAGTCCCTGATCTCTGATCACCTGGTGGAGCTGGAGCTGCTGCGCCTGGGGAGGACGGAGGCCCGGCTGAACGCGGCCCTGTTGTCGGCGGCGCGGCGGGATAACACGCAGCAGGTCGTGCAGACCGCGCAGGCCCTCGTCGGCCTGTCGAGGCGGCGGGCGTCGTTGCTGGGCCTGGATAAGGACAAGGCGGGTGCCCGGAGGCCACCGGCTCCGGCGGGGAGGGACGGCGGGGATGAGCTGTCCAAGCGGCGGAAGGACCGGCGGGCCGGTTTGCCGAGAGCGCAGGCCCGCAGTGAGTGACCCGGCCGGCCGGTGACTGTCCTGCTCGACCGGCAGGAGATCCCGCCCGGGTGGCTGTGTGACCCGTGGGCGGACCTGCCGCCGGAGTTCGCCGCTTACGCGCCCCTGGTCCCGGCGGGGGTCCCGGTGGACTCGCCGCTGTTCGGCCCGCAACGGCCCAACCTGTTCACCTGCCCCGCGTGGGCTTCCAGCGCGGGGCCGGAGTGCATCGACCTGGCCGCCGAGGTTGGCCTGTTCCTGGACCCGTGGGAGGCGTGGTTCCTGATCCACGCGCTCGGGGAGACCGAGGCCGGCAAGTGGGCGTCCTTCGCGGTCAAGATCCTCGTTTCGAGGCAGAACGGGAAAGGGGCCATCCTGGAGGCGCGGGAGCTGGGCGGCCTGTTCGCCTTCGGCGAGGAGCTGATGATCCACTCGGCGCACAGGTTCAACACCTGTGACCTGGCTTACAAGCGGCTGCTATCGCGGGTGGAGTCGTGTGACTGGATGCGGCGGCGGATCGCCCGCACCCCGGCCTCCCACGGAGAGGAGGGCATCGAGCTGTTCGCCACGCCGACGATCATCACCGGGCCCGGCGGCCGCCAGGTCACCCTGTCGCGGACGCCGACACTCAGGTTCCTGGCTAGGTCGGGGCAGGCCGCCCGGGGGTTCACTGGTGACTACGTGGCCTATGACGAGGACATGTATCTGGACTCCGCGGACGTGGCCGCGTCCCTGCCGACAACGTCGGCGCGGGTGAATGAGACGGAGGCGGGCCCGCAGGTGTGGTACGCCGGCTCCGGCGGGCTCGGCCGCCCGTCCACGCAGCTGGCCCGGGTGCGGCGGCGGGGAATCCAGGGCGGCACCTCGCTGTGCTTCGGTGAATGGTCGGTGGTCCTCCATGATGAGTACTGCGTGACCGGGTGCCAGGACCCGGCCCACAGTTCCCCGGAGGACCCGGAGACGATCGCCGCGGCGAACCCGGGGCTGGGGATCCGGCTCACCCTGGAGCAGTCCTACAAGGAACGGGATGAGCTGGGTGACAAGTGGCCGCAGGAACGCCTCGGGGTGGGCACCTACCCGGCGCAGGAGGACGGCTGGTCGGTGATCTCCAAACGCCGGTATGAGGAGCAGATCGACCCGGAAGCGCGGCGGCCGGGGTCGGTGGTGTTCGGCCTGGACGTGTCACCGCAGCGGGAGACCTGCTCGATCGGGTTGTGCGGGATGCGGCCGGATGACCGGCGCGGGGTGGAGGTAGCTGACCGCAGGCGCGGCACCGGGTGGGCCGTTCAGGCCGCTACCCGGCTAGACCGGGAGCACGGCCCGACGAAGTGGGTCGTGGACCCCAGGACGGACGCGGGGTCTTTGATCACTGACCTGGAGGACGCGGGCCTGGACGTGGAGCAGATCCGCGCCCGTGACGCGGCGCAGGCGTTCGGGATGATCTACGACGGGTGGCGGGACAACGACCTGGCCTACCTGGATGACCCGGACCTGCGCCGGGCTGTCGCCGGCGCGGACATGCGCAAATTGGCGGAGGGGTTCGCGTGGGACCGGGTGAATGCGACGGTGGACCTGTCGCCCCTGGTGGCGGTGACCCTGGCCTACTGGGGTCATAAGAAGTTCGGCGGCGGGTCAGACTATGACGCACGCGACTCGGTGGGGTACGGGCCTGCGGAGGTTGCCCGCCTGTACCATCTGGGGATATACGGGCCGGCCGATCTTCTGCGGCTTGCGAGCGCCGGGATCATCCGTGCGGCTGACCTGGGACCGATCTCGGCCGCCGGAGTCCCGATCCCTGCTGGGATCGTCGTGAGCGATTAGGAGGGCCGTTGTGGCCCTGGACCACCCCGTTGTACCCGTTGCCGGGGATCGCGCCCCGGGTGTCAATCAATGGTTGACAGCTAAGGCCCTGCCTGCGGTGAGGGGCCTGGTGACCAAGGCCCGGGGGTGGCGGCTGCACAGGGCTGCTCCTGGGGCCGCGGGTGCCCTGGGCCTGTCCGTCGCTGTTGGGGGATTGGCGGGGCACCTGTGGGCCGGGACCGGCGCCTGGGTCGCCTTGGGGGCCGGGTCGCTGTTCCTGCTGCGCCTAGATTCTAGGATCTAGGCGTGGGTGTGTTCGCCGGGTCCAGGACGATCACCGGCAAGCAGGTGCGGGAGGACTCGACCAGCCTCGGCGGCACCGGCGGGTCAACCGGGATGTGGGGGATCTCCTCCGCACTGGACCTGATCCCGACGAGGCCCTTCCAGAAACTCGGGCCCACGGTCACCCAGGACACTGCGATGCGGCACTCCGCGGTGTGGGCGTGCCTGAGGTTGCGGGCGAACCTCCTCTCGACCCTGCCCCTGGATGCGTTCCGGAACGTCGGCCCCACGCAGGTGATGCTCGGGTACACCCCGCCGATCCTGGACCAGCCCGGCGGGCCGCTGCTGTCCTACCCCGGCGGGCCGAAGGTCGAGATTGAGGAATACCTGTACTCCTCGCAGGTGGACCTGGACCGGGCCGGGAACCACATCGCGGTGATCGCGGAGGTCAACGGGTACGGGCAGCCGTCCTACCTGGAGGCTGCCCCCAGCACGGAATGCTCGGTGCTGGTCCGCGGGGGGAAGCTATGGAAATACCGGATCGCCGGCAAACTGTATGACCCGGGGATGATCTGGCACGAACGGCAGTACACCTCCTCCGGCCTGTATGTGGGCCTGTCCCCCGTCGCTTATGCGGCGTGGGCGATCGGCGAATACTTGAACGTGCAGGAGTTCGCGACGAACTGGTTCGCCCAGGGCGGGGTGCCGAAGGCCCGGTTGAAAAACACGGCCAAGACGTTGAACACGATTGAGGCAGCGGTGGTCAAGGAGTCCTGGCGGGCCTCCATCTCCGCTGGGGAGCCGTTCGTGCACGGGTCCGATTGGGATTATGAGATGATCCAGGCCGACCAGGCGTCCCGGGACTGGCTGGACGCCAAAGCCGCCAGCATCCCGGACGTGGCCCGGTTTTTCGATGTGCCGGTGGACATGATCGACGGCACCCCCTCCGGTGCTAGGACCGGCCGCACTGACATGACGTATGCGAACATCGGCCAGCGGAACGCGCAACTTCTGGTCCTCAACCTGGGCCCGTCGATGGTCCGCCGGGAGAAAGCATGGTCCAGGCTCCTCCCGCAGCCGCAGTACTGCCAGTTCCGCCCCGATGCCCTGTTCCGCCTGGACCCCCTGGCCAAGGCCACGTTGCACCAGATCCGCATCACCTCCCGCACCCTCGCCCCCTCGGAGGCCCGGGCGGACTGGAACCTGCCGCCGTTCACCGACGCGCAGTATGAGGAGTTCGACCACTTCTGGCCGGCGACGGGGAACATCGCCGGTGAGGGACCCGTCCCCGAGGGCGAGAGTGAGCCCGCGGACCCGACCGCTGACACCACCGACGTAGACCCCGAGCTGGCCGCTGCCGCTGCTGCCGTGCTCGGCCAGCACCGCCGCCACCTGGCCCTCAACGGGCACCACCTTAGGAAGGAACTGACCCGATGACCATGAGCGCGGAAGGGACCCGCGCGGAGGCCCTGCACTTCCGCGCCGACGTTGACAACTCACCCTGGGACGCCGCGGCGGCCCTGGCCAAGTGCAAGACCGCGTCGGATTTCCGGTCGGTGTGCGCTGCGGAGAAGACCAACGACTCTGACCCGGCGACCGCCGCGCACTGGGCGCTGCCGCACCACTCCTCTCCCGGTGGGCCGCCGAACAAGTCCGGCACGTCCAAAGCCCTCGGCCGGGTGGATCAGACCGATGACATCGACCGGGGCAAGGCCCGGGCGCACCTGGAAGCGCACGCCGCGGCGTGGGGCGGCGGGCAGTCCTCCCAGCTCGCCCCCGAGCATGTGCGGGGGCTGCGCGCGGAACAGTTCGGCGGGCAGCGCAGGTTCCGCCCCAGCGACGGTGCCCGCCTGGCCACATTCGGCGGCCAGTTCCGCCATGAACTAGTCGTCGTCAACGGCAAGGAACTGGTGCAGCTCGACGGGTACGCATCAGTGGTTGAGCAGGAATACGAGATGTGGGATATGTTCGGCCCCTACGGAGAGACCGTCGCCGGCGAGGCGTTCGACCGGACCCTAGGCTCCGCACCTGACGTGGCGTTCCTGACCAACCACAAGGGCGTCACGATGGCCCGCTCCGGCGGGGCGAACCCGACCCTGACCCTAGACTCCGACCCCAGGGGCCTGCACGCGCAGGCACTGGTCAACCCGAAGCGCAACGACGTGCACGACCTCCTGCTGGCCATTGACGATGAGAACGTAACCGAGATGTCGTTCGCGTTCCGCATCGAGGACTGGGAGTGGGACGAGGATTACATGCACGTCCGGATCCTGGAGGTCGATATCGACCGCGGGGACGTGTCGGCGGTGAACTTCGGCGCCAACCCGTACACGTCGATCGCCGCCAGGACGCAGGAGTTCATGGCGCTGCTGCCGCACCTGACCGAAGGCGCAGGCCGTGCCGCGCTGGACCGGCTCGCTGCCCGGTACGGGGTGCCCGCGGCGACGATCACCCGGGCCACCACCGAGGCGGCCGCTGGGCGGCGCACAGGCCAGGACCAGGTGCCGGCGTTGCGCGGCGGCCGGTCGGTCAACCTGGTGGAAAGGTTGCAAGACCTGAACGGTTAGGCCCTCTGCGGCGCGTCCCTGGACGCGGTGGCGCGCCGCAGAGCCGGGCGCGTCCTTGTGACTGTGCTGATCATAGATCGTGGTACTGTCCGAACTACCTAGCCCCGTGACCGTGCCGGGGGCTTGGCAGGCGTGGGAGATCAGACCCGTTTAAGCGCCGGGCAATCAGGCCAAATGCATCACGCCGCCAAGCGGAGATCAGACCGGGACAGCGGCCAGCCAACCAACCGCCACAGGATCGCGGGAGCTGTCCCCATGCCTATTGCCATTGACGACCTGATCACTTCGATTGAGGTCGAGTACGAGCAGACCGAACGGGCCATAGCCAAGGCCGCCGCTGAAGTGAAGTACGTCCTCGCCCAGGCCCGCGAGCAGGGCCGGCCGAACCTCACCGAGGAGGAGGACTCGCACGTAGAGGACCTGTTCGCCGCGCAGGACCGGGGCAAGAAGGCCCTCACCGGGATTGAACGGAAGCTGAACCAGGCCCGCCGTGCCAAGGCCGACGAGCTGACCGCACGGGAGACCTCGGAGGAGCGCGAAGCGAACCCGCTGGCCTCCAGGGTGATGCCCGCCGACCGGGACAAGACCCGGCAGGTCGCCTCGGTGGCCGTAGGCCGCAACGAGCGCACCTACCGCCCCGACACCGACAAGCGGGGCATCAGGTTCCTTCAGGACGTGTCCCGGGCGTTCCTGTTCGGCGACGTGGAGTCCCAGCACCGCCTGTCCTCCCACATGCAGGAGGAGCGGATCGACCGCGGCGCGAAGTACTTCGAGCGGGCCGCCGGCGACTCCACCACCGCGAACTGGGCCGGCCTCACCGTCCCCCAGTACCTCACCGACATGTACGCACCAGCGGTGGCCGCGCTGCGGCCGTTCGCCGACGTGTGCAACAAGCACGACCTGCCGCCCAACGGGATGACGGTCAACATTTCGCTGATCACCACCCCGTCGCAGGTCGGTGCCCAGCCCACCGGCGAACTGAACGCGGTCCTGGCCCAGTCGATTGACGACACGCTGCTGACCGAGAACGTGCAGACCGCAGCCGGGCAGGTGACCCTGTCCCGGCAGGCGATCGACCGGGGCACCGGCATCGAAGAGGTCACGATGCAGGACCTTTTCCGCCGGTACGCCACGAACCTGGACAACACCCTGGTCAACCAGGCCACCACCGGCCTGTC